TCCAAACTCCCTATCAAACTGAGATTGACTCATTGTAGCTCTTGCCTGATTAATCAAATTTTCATCATATAATTGCTTTGGCGCACAATCATAACTAAACTGCATAATACATCTAGAAGCCCTATCTTTTTGTTCTTCTAGAGTTATTAAATGCTCAAACTGAGTATATAATTTATATAAATATTCAAATTTATAAGATGCAGATGAAAGAGCGATCAATTTATTGTTAGGCCAAACATATCTTTCAGACTCTTGCATTTTGCCTTCTTCAATTAGCATATTTTCTAATTTATATAATTCATCACGCTGAGTTGGATTTTCTACTACCGATAAGAAAGGAACAATAACCTCATTATAAATTCTTTCTGGCATCAACAAGAATTCGTCAATAATAATTCTATGGAAACGAAAACCACGTAACTTTTCACCATCACCCAAAGGTAATGCTCGAATACGACTCCGACCAATCTCCATTAACCATTCGTCATTACTTTTAGAAGTCTTGGTTATACATTGTCTGAAAAATCCTGCTTCAGGTTTAGCGGCAATATCTTCAATTTTTTTAAAGATCATTTTAGCTTGTCGAAAAGATTTTGAAATAATTCCAATTTCTACACCTTGATTTAATACAGCATCTAAAGCCGCATAAATACCTGTGGTAAATGATTTGGACATACCACGGCTCCATACTCCAAGAAAATAATCTGTTTCAAACATTGACTTAACAGCCATATGTTGAAATGGAAATAATTTAACACCCAACATAAGGTCTGCAGCAAATGTCATATTATTACGCAGAAATTCGTACAATGCTATCTTAGCATCTTTTTCTTCAATAAAACCTTCTAATTGCAAAAGCTCTTCATTACTTCTGCACCTTTTTACATTTCTTTGTTGATGTCCTGCTTCCCAACTCATATTTTTTGATCTATAAAATATTGCATATCTGTTTGCCAAATATCAGGTCCATGATATAATAATAACGGGATAAGCGCTGATGAATTTTTACGGTCGCCAGTAAAAACAAATTGACAAGATCTTGGATACTCATGAGCAACATCTTTCAATTGCCTTAATATATAATCTATATTTGTTTTGCGATTGAAGTGCTTATTCTCTTTTATAAGTTTTTCAACCGTAGATTCAATAACTACAAATAAGTAAGAATCCATTTCTTGAGCTCGCGCTACTTCTCTTTTAAATCTGTCTATATTATTTTTACCTAAAGTTGTCTGCAAATCAGTACCAGATTTTCTATCTACAAAAGTATACTTATAGTAGTTGCCGAGAGCCGTGTAATCACCTATATCCAGTTTTAAAATTTCAGTAGGACACTGTTTAAACGTAAGAGGTTTCTGCTCTCTTGTGTCAATAGCAATAACAAAATCATCTGGAATTTTAGTCGCAAAAAAATCTTTAGGTAAATTCTTATTATATAAAGGCTCACAATCAATAACCTGACAGGCGGCGTTATAACTACCAAATATATCTTTATAAATATCAATAGAGGGTAAAAACGAATTTTTAGTTTCTAAATGAAAAGGAGCATAAGACCTTTGTTTTTTAGACTGCCTATTTTTAAGCAACTTAATAATATAATTCTTAACTTCTTCTTTATCTGTCTGCGTACACCATTTAGTGAGTTGTTGTTTTGTAGAAAAATCTCTTTCAAAGTACTCGTCAAATCTTTTGAAGGGCAATGGATCTCCAGTCAACTTATTATAACGTGGAAAATACTTTGTATAATAAGAAGCCAAATCCAAACCATGTTGCTTGATGTGTTTATGTAATGAAGCTCTAGTTTGAAATTCTTTTTTACATTCTGCGCATGTTTGATTAGATTGCATCTTCTTTTGTAATACCTAAAACACGAGCCTTCCAATCAGACATTTTTTCTATTTCATCAGCTTCGGCTCGCACTGATTGTTTTTGCATGTCTGCCATCTTAATCATCAATTTACGCTCTTCTTCATCTTGAAATAATTGCACTAAAGAAATAATAGAAGCGTTTCGTTGATGTTGGTTTTGAATTCTTTTAGATCGCTCACCATTTAACTTAGCAAGCATTTTATCTATACGATTAATACATTGATTGTATTCTTCAGATTTTGTTTTTAACATTTCTGTGAGCCGCATAGTCAAATCATTTTGACCTTCAGCTTCATCAAACATCATATTTAATTTTTGTTTTTGAAGTTCAATTTCTTTTAAATTTACATAATCCATACATACGTTAACGTATAAATTAAGTTCATCTGAAGTAAGGTCTGGTTTATCCCATGTACTTCGTATATATTCAGACTCAAATAAATCTCTACTTTGTTTTGTTAAATAAGCGCTAATAACTTGAACAAATCTTGGGGCGTTTAAATATGTAATTAATTTTTCAATACATTTTTTGTCTTGAACATTTAACTTGTCTGGATCAAATGTTTTGCTAGCTACTTTATTTAATCTTTTAATAGCTGTTGAAATAATGGTGGGGGGTACGTATTTCTCACCTACAGCGTCATCACGCATACTAACTACTTTTGGAAATTTTTCTTTTATATATTCACATAAAGCTATAAACTTTTCAGATTCTTGAAATCCATAAATTGCAGCTTCGTCTGGCCATATTAATTGAGCCACTTCTTGCTTAGTCATCTCAGGGCAATAATGCTGATGAATAAAAGCTTTTTCTCGATCACTCAAAAAATGTTTAACAACTCTTTTTTTAACCTTAGTTCTGTAACTAAGGCCCTGATCAACCCAATATTTTCTAAGAGATCTACCTCTTACAGTACTGCCTTTTTCATTTGGATCATTAAATAATTGTTTGGCAGCCTCGCTAAGGTCGCCATCTAATTCTTGAAAGAGCTCTAAACTTTTCTCTTTTTCTTCTTTAGTTAATACGTATTCTTTCATTCAAAAAAAATATCTGTTTCTTCACATATTTTTCTTGCAATTTTTTTGTAGAAGTTTTTTAGATTCTTAATTTGTTTATAACCAGCTTTACGGCCTTTTTCGTTACTCTTGTAACCCAAAACTTTAGCTACAGTTTCTTCTTCTATATTATCAATAAATAACATTTTATAAATAATATAATGACGATCATTTAAATACTCACGCATTTTTAAATGCATTAAACTGATAGCATCCTGAACATCATAATGATCTTCAGGGGAGGTGCAGCGGTCGTACTCATTTGTTTCTAATGAAACTGGTATTTTTATATTATATGCTTGTTTTCTTGTTTTTTCCCATTTGGCAAAATCAGAACATTCGCTAGACTGCGTTCCACTTTTAGTAAACGCACAGAAATAACTCAGCTGCCCAGAAAAAGATTCTTGGCTCTGATTATGCTTACAACTAATACAAGGCCGCGCATAATTGGAGTAATTATTGCGCAGAATATTTTTTAGTTGGTTCGAGATAATTTTATTGAGCCATGGCTCAATTGGACGCACTTGATCCCATTGGTCCCACTTTTTATATATGTGGGCCCTTATAATTTGAGAAACGTCATCAAAATCCAGCCAAGCGATAGCTTTTAAGTGCCACTTGTAAAAACGTTTTCTTATTTCGTTATCAATTACATCCGATCTATCTTCGTATTTGATTTTTTTCTTTTTATTCGCCACTACCGCCGATATCTGTAAAACGGCCTCTAGAACTTGCGCAGTCAGCCTGTGACTGTTTAAGAAATTGTTCTTTTGTCATTTTTTTGTGCCCCTTAATTTTCTTAGTATTATAATTAAGTTCATTGGGATTAATTGGATTATTCACCAAAGACTCAAATGTCATTTTATTACCTTTAGGAATATCAATCTCATATTCTAAGCGACTGATATCAGGTACAGATTCTTCTTGCGGCTCCTGCGCTACTTGCGCGGCGCTGTAACTTGTTTGTTGTGCTCTTGGCGTTTGCATGCCAAAGGCACTAAAAGTTTCACCACACCCCTGACAGAAGTTTGGCTTCTTCAGAGTGTACATATTCTTAGTTCCGCATTCAGGACAAAATAAACTAGCCATTTCTTATATTCTATTTAATTTTATTATTTTCTAGTCGATCGACGATAAATTTTAAAATTTCGCTTCTTACAATGTCTTCTTTACTAAATCTGAACGTGTGAATACCATGTCCTTTAGCTTCTTCATCATCAAAAATATTTAATAAAGGTTCAAATCCAGTTTTACCATTAATATCAGATTGCATGGTGTCTCCACAAATAAAATACTTAGAATTCTCACCTATTCTAGTAATTAAAGTAATTAATTCTTTTTTTGTAAAATTTTGAGATTCGTCTGCAATAACAAGTTTATTAGCCCAACTCGCACCTCTTAAATAGTTTATGGGGGCACATTGTATAATATTTTCTTCTAACATTAATTTTATTTGATCTGGGCGCATAAGCTCTGTTAACTTATCCATCAAAGGCATCATAAAAGGATGAAATTTTTCATTGACATCCCCCGGCAAACTCCCTAAATTCTTTTCTCCACTTTCTGCTATCGTTCTAACATAAAATATGTCTCTTTCCATATTCATGTTAAATAGTTGAAGTGCAGCGTAAATTGATATAAATGTTTTAGATGACCCCGCTGGACCCGAGACAAAGATAATTTTAGTATCTTCGTCAAATGCTATTTTTAAAAATTCTTTTTGTTTTGCAGTTAATTCGAAATTGTTCAGAAATAATTTGTATTTATTATCCATAGGAACAATCTTTTCCGATGCCGAGCACTTCTTGCGTCTACTCATTACTTTATAATACACTTGAGTTAGTAAATATATACACTATAATTAAAGAAAATGATATTCCACGTTTTATCCGTACCTATTTATCCAACAAAAAAAGAAATAAGTATATGCGCATTTACTCAGAAAGTTTATAAGTTCTGTAAAGTTATGACAGAACGCGGTCATACGGTTTTTCATTATGGCCACCCAGATTCAGATGTTCCCTGCACTGAACATTTTTCAGTTGTCAGTAGAGAAACTTATGATGAGGTTTATGGAGGCCAGACTTGGAAAGAATTTCATAACCAAAGCGTCCACAATAAAGTCCATGATGAATTTAATGAAAATGCTGCTTCTTTGATAAAAAACAACAAGCAATCTGAACAAGATTTTGTATTAGCTTTTTGGGGTATCGGCCACCTTGATTGTTTAACTAAATTAAAAGACGACTTCATTATAGTAGAGCCAAGTATCGGTTATGATTCTGCATGCGCTCCATATAAAGTATTTGAAAGTTACGCTCAATTACATAAGCTGCAATATAAAATGTATGAAAGCAACATACCTTCTTTTGATGACGCTGTAATACCTCCCGGCTTCTATCCAGAAGACTTTGAATACAAAGAACAAAAAGAGGATTATATATTGTTCTTAGGTAGAATGGTTGACGCCAAGGGAATTAAATTAGCCCAAGAATTATCCAAAGCTTCAAAAACTAAAATAAAATTTGTAGGCCCCCAAAACCTAAAACATACAATGAATAAAGATAACCCGTATGCTGAATATATACATACGGTAAGTTACGAAGAAAGAAAAACGATATTGGCAAACGCTAAAGCTTTAATAATGCCAAGTTTGTATGTTGAGCCTTGTGGGTGGACCATGATAGAAGCGTTCTTTTCTGGTACGCCTGTCATATCAACTGATTGGGGCGGATTAGCAGAATACAATCAACATGGAAAAACTGGATATAGGTGTAGATCATTTAATGAATTTTTTCATGGGTTAGGAATTATAGATGGAATTGATAAATCATATTGTAGAGAATATGCAGAAAGAAATTTTCACATTAATGGAATTGCTGTATGCTACGAAAGATATTTTGAGAATATTGTTTTAAACAAAAAATATGGATTTGGGTATGTGCAAAATAACTGCACATTTATGGTTAAACCCAATATATAAAAACCTTTTTTGTGTGTAATATAAAATATGAGTCACATGTATTCTTATTCATATAACAGGTCTTATGATGATCCCATTACAGGACAGGTAGTAGCACAAGATGTTAATACCACCATTAGAGGTGAGGAAGTGCAAATCAGCGACATACTTTCAAATACACAGAATTTTTTAGTTTCGTGTGGATATGAGTTAAACGGCAGTGGAGTCGGATTGATCGCTGGATCTTAAAATAAAAGAGCCCCTTAGGGGGCTCTTTTTTATTCTTCTTTGTGATTATTGTAGAAATAATATGGTGAGTTACCAAAAGTTCTATCTATATCTTCTGAAGTCATTTGATCTTTAAATATTTTTATCTTTGGTACTTTTTCTTTGCTGTAAGGAACGATAAAATCAGGATTATGCCATCTTAATAAATTATTAGGAGGTATACAAAAATTACCATTATCTAATTCAATAAAATGATAACATTTAGAATCTTGATCATTTGAGTATCCAACATTCAGTTCATTTAGATCACCTTCATAATCATCTATTGTAAAAATATATTTTCCGCTTCTCCACTTCTCATCTCTACAATAAACATCTACTCTTTTATTTTGTAAAAAAGCAAAAGTAGTAACAGCGATATTGTTGGCTTGACAGTCCCATGTTTGGAGCAGCGATAATCTTTTTTCTTCATCTGTCGAAAGAATATCATACTCTTCAGAAGCAGTAAAAGCTGATATAGGCATCTGCCAAAATATTGCTCCAAAATTTGATTGAAAGTGAAAGTGCATTGGCCTGTTAAGCATCGACTTAACGCCAAAAATATAACCTTCAGTTAATCCGTCATCATCTGGATCTAAAACATACTTGTTTCTAATGAAACATCCTACATAAGGGGTATTTGCATTTAATTGCGCCATCTTATTCTCTGTACACTAAAATGTCTTCCATCAATAAACAGTCTAAATCAGAATTAAAAAATGTATGCAGGGCATCTGTCGGACTATCAACCAAAGGTTCTCCACGCAAATTAAAACTAGTATTCATAAAAACTGGAACCCCAGACATTTCTTCAAAAAGACTTAATGCTTTATGTATAACAGGATTTTGCTCTTCTCTTACAGATTGAGGTCTGCAGGTTCCGTCGACATGAGTAACAGCAGGAATTTTTTCTTTCCATTCTTCTTTTACTTCAGCAGCTATTAACATATGTGCTGATAAATGTTTTGCATTGACAATATTATAAAAAGCTTCTTCTTTAACCACTGGAGCAAGAGGACGCCAAAATTCTCTATTTTTAATTTTATTGACTCTTTCCAAGTTTTCTTTTTTTGTTGGATTGGCCAAAATACTTCTATGACATAATGCTCGGGGACCAACTTCAGCTTTACCCGAAAAATAGGCGACGGTTTTGTCTTCATGAATTAATTTTGCTATTGTTGTTGCTGGATCTACGTGGGAATATGTGATCTCAGCTTTATTTAAACAATCTATAATATGCTCTCTAGAAAAATAAGAGCCAAAATAAGCTGTAGAAAAATCTACATGAGTTAATTTGTTTGTATTTGATAATTTAGCATAAGATAACGCTGCCGCCCCTAAAGCTGATCCAGCGTCATGAGATGCAGGCTGTACAAAAAGATGATCTACAAAATCTGCATTTAATAATACTCCATTAGCGGAACAATTTAATAGCGACCCTCCAGCTACAGCAAAATTTTTACAACCAGTTCTTTTGTACATAAAATGTGCAGCATCTAACAACATCTCTTCCAAATATTTTTGAGCTGTATACGCTAAATTAACAGCTTCATCGCATAAGATGTTTTCTTTGATTTTATCTTGGTAACCTTCTAAATATAATTGATGCAATTTATCTTTTACTGCATTTTGATCTATTTGTAATAACCCACCTTTATTTCTAAAAAATGCATCTCTTGGAATTAAACTTTCATCATATTTTCCATAGCTAGCTAAGCCCATGGTTTTACCTTCTTCACAATGAGGTTTAAAACCTAAAAATTCAGTAATTCTTTCATAAAAAATACCTAACGATCCAATACAATGAAAATATTCATGATTATGTAATTTGCCGTTACTATAAAATCCTACGCGTCCAGCTGACGTGCCACCATCTCCATCATATGTTATATAATTACATTCAGAAAATCCTGATGCTATAACTGCACTAGCAGCATGACATTCATGATGATCGTACCAGCCGATGTGACCTACACGAAAACCGGCTAATGCAATTTCTTTGATTAATTCTGCATCTTGAAAAATATCTTTATCAGGACCTGTATCAAATATTACTCTATCCCACCCTTTATTTGTATAATCAGCAAACTCAAAACTATCTACAACTTTCCAAATATCTTCTGTCCTTTCCCAGCACGTA